ATTTTATCTATTTTGTATATTTTTTCAGCATTCTTTACGTGTTGGGATGGTTTTGACTTGAACGATTTCACTTTTGGGCGTTGATAATAAATACCTTTTTTGTATAATTTTCGCGATTTTTTCAAATATTGTTTTTGTTTTTTTGTATCCCTCGTCGATAATATTTTAGGAATATATCTCTGTGGGACATTCAACAGGTCCATTTTATTATATAAATTATGGTTATATTATAAAATGATTGCCGATATAGAAAAAAATGTAAATCATGCCATAAATTCCATTTTCAATATGAACACTCTCCCCTATTTCGCCGGATTCATAGCCATTTATATTGTCCTCTATTTTGCCATATACAATGGACGAAGTGAGGCCGTCATGTTATTTAGCAAAACCATCGATATATACCTCATTGTTATAGCAATTTCTGCAGTCGTACATTACTATTTCGATTTACCCGAAAACGATAAAGACCATCTACTCGGCTATATTGTAAAATGGTCGAAAGAATTCTTCCAAAATCCATATGGAATCGCCGAATCAGTCATTTTGATTGTCCTATTTTACGGGTTTATCTATTTAGGCCGTGTTCCCATAAGTGATTCAACTATTCCTTCGACCATATTATTCATTCGACAAAAAATATGGGTGTTTTTAGCAACCTTTATTATCGTCGAATTTTTCAAATACTATTTCAAATTAGATTTACTCGATGTCTTTATTCCCAATTCAGTCATTGACTACTTATATGGAAAATCCTCTAAAAAAGATAAAGAAGACAATGTCGATGAAGTAGGCGAAGAAGTGTTCAATATTTCCAACAATTTATATACATATGAAGATGCCCAAGCGATTTGCACTTCCTATGGGGCACGTTTAGCAACCTATAAAGAAATGGAATCCGCTTACAATAAGGGCGCTGAATGGTGTAGTTATGGCTGGTCAGATGGACAAATGGCCTTTTTCCCCACACAAAAATCCACTTGGTCTAAATTACAACAAACCAAACATCACAAAAATGATTGTGGAAGACCCGGTATAAATGGCGGTTATATTGCAAATCCACATGTTCGTTTCGGGGTAAACTGTTACGGTAAAAAACCCGGGGCCAGTGATGCCGATATAAATCGTATGAATGCCCGGAAAAACGCGACTTATCCAAAATCACGCGAAGATGTTTTACTTGACCAGAAAACCCAATTTTGGAAAGACAATGCCGACAAATTACTCAAGATAAATGGATTCAACAATGACAAATGGTCAGTTTATTAGAAAAACGTTCAAATAATCATAATAATATGTTGTATATTTTATATTATTATTATGAATACGCCTACAGATTTCACCCATATTTTAGTTACTGGCGGCGCCGGATTTTTAGGAAGAAATCTATGCAAAAAACTCTTACAAAACCACATGAACAAAGTCATCTGTCTCGACAATTTAATCACTGGAAACGAATCAAATATAGCGGAATTTTTAAATTATCCTAATTTCACATTTATTAAATACGATATCACCCAACCTATCAATTTCCCAAAAATCGACGAAATATATCATTTAGCATGTATTGCCAGCCCGGATAAATACAAATTATATTCCATTGAAACATTGAAAACCTGTTTTTTAGGAACACTAAATGTATTAGGTTTAGCCAAACAACATCGGGCAAAAGTATTATATACTTCCACTTCCGAAATTTATGGCGACCCGCACGTGCATCCACAACCGGAAGAATATTTTGGAAATGTCAATACCATGGGTGAACGTAGTTGTTATGATGAAGGCAAACGTATCGGCGAAACGCTTATCTATGAGTATCGACGTAAATTTCAATTAGATTTAAAAGTGGTCCGCTTATTCAATACCTATGGTCCCTATATGGATATTCATGATGGTCGTGTCATTACAAATTTTATAAAACAAATTATGAATGGTGAAAAACTACAGATTTATGGCGACGGCTCTCAAACCCGTAGTTTTTGTTATGTAGATGATTTAATTTCCGGATTAGTCGATATGATGAATAGTGCAGAAATGGGCCCATTTAATTTAGGAAATCCATATTGTGAATTTACTCTAAATCAACTCGTAAATGTATTCGAAAAAGTCATTGGTCGCAAATTAGAAGTAGAATATTTGGAAGCCACTGAAAATGACCCTAAACAACGCAAACCGGTTATTAAAAAAGCCAAAGCCAAATTGGGATTTAATCCACGAATTCATTTGGAAGAAGGTATAAAAAAAACATTTGATTATTTTCGCAGTAAGTCAACCTAATGTATAGTTGTGTAATTATTTTGTGTTATTATAGTATACGAATATACTATAATAATTCATGGAACGACGTATACCTACAGTATTTGTAGCTACACACGGAGCTTATCCATACATAATTGAAAATAATAAAATTCATATGCAGTATAAAATTATTCCAAAAGATATGACAGTATATATACTTGAAACCGCTTCTTTAGGTGTGTGTAACATAAATACTGCATTTGATAATAATTCAATTGGAAATGAAATAGAAAAATACATGAAATATGGTATGCATAAAGAAGACCTAATATATGAAATAGTCGATTTTATGGATGAAGCACATAAGGATTATACTCTCGTTGATGAAGATTTACCCACAGAAGACAAAGAAGATGAAGAGATAATTCATTCACGTAAAGAAGGTCAAATGTATTCATTAAAAAAATTAGTAGGAGGAAATTTTTATTATGATAAAATTTTTTCCAGAGAAACGAAAGATAGTCGAGCTTATAATGAAATCAATTATGATTATAAAAACAAAGATGAAAAAAAAAACAAATATGATATGAGAATAAACTTCATGAATCTGGAAATAAATAAAGGATTCGAAGATATTGATAATTCTATAAGTGTTCATGTAGATGATATGCTTGGAAAAAAAATGGATGTAGATATCAATTTAAGCACTATTATACAACGTATATATGATTCCGGATTTAGATATGTCATTATTATAGATAATTCCTGTTCTTCATTATACAATGAAGGTGACATAGAATTCGCCAGTAAAGAAAATCTGCATAAACTATACAATGATATGCAATTCGTTTGGTTAAATACAAATATACCAAACGAAGATGATGAAAAAAAAAGAAGAAGATTACTTAATGAGATTCATAATGTTTTAGAATCAACAAATGAAGAAAACCCAAGAAAAAAACAAAGAAAAGGGGGTAAACGAAGAAAAAGTAAAAATCATCGTGGTAAAAGAACGAATCGTAAAACGAATAAAAAACGATTCGACAGTTGATACATACACCTTTGGACAAAGAGTCCCTTATCATATAATATGTGTATTGCAATAACAATACACATATTTCTTTTTACTCAGTCAGTATAAACATTATAATAATTCGACCAACATTTTTTTACCCACCTTTTTCAATTCACCTACCTTCACCAGTTGTCTCGTATTGTCGAATATTTCTTTATCGAATAATTCATCGGTTTCTGGATTTATTTTATACTTGACACCATTGAGTTCTTTGGTATCTTTTAATACAATCTTCTTTTCGATGACATTTAATTCTTCCTTTTCACTCATGTCTTTTTCCAGAGTAGGGTAAGAGATAAAATCATTCGACTCTATTTTTTCGAAATTACTACCATAACATACTAAATTCTCATCGTCTTTACCTTTCGTCTTTTTGTTATATACATTGCAATCTATGGCCGTCTCCTTAATCGATTTCAATATTTGTTGATTAATTTTATCCTTTATTTGTGATATTTCATAGAGCGATTCATCCGTTGTAATGGCCCGTCCATCGATACGCGATTTATCATGCATCATAATTTCAATCGTTTTTTTATCCGTCTTTTGTGTTTCGGTAAATACCGATAAATATAAAAACACTTTGACGGTTTTGTGTTCTTCTGGTAATTCTTCATGACTGCATATACGTCTAGCACGTCCAATGACTTGTTCAATACGGACATTATGCCAGTATGGTTCGACCACATGCACAAACCGGGTGTTTTTCAAATTGATACCTTCGGCTCCGGAAGAGGTAATCATAAATATTTTAATAATCTCACCATAATGATTATTGGTCGATGTTTGTTCGATTATTTTCACTAATTCGGGTGGAACGATAGTCCAATTACTGTTATATATGTTACGTATGATTTCCTTTTCTTCGGCCGTCTCAGTTCCGGTATATAATACAAATCGTGGTTTTCCTTCGTCGCCTTCCTTTTCCACAATGGTCCAAGTATCGGTAGATATGTTTTTTTTGATTTTGAATTCTGCATATCCGTTGGCTTCTAATATTAATTTCAAAATACCAATACCTTCAATCGTTCGAAATTGACTGTATATTAAATGCAATCCTACATTCTCTTCTTGTTGAATATTTTCCAATAATTTCACGAATTTTGGACTATATTTTTCCAAACCCTCTTTTGTCAAATATTCTTCGTCTTTGGCCAATTTTTCTAGAGCGACATCAATTCTATTCTTATAATTTACGGGTTCTTCTGTTTCTTCTACGATATCCTCTTCATCTAAATAGGCGTCGGTTTCTAATAAAACCCCTTTAGGAACTACATCAAATTCATTTTCTGTGATTCCTTTGATATCTTTATTTGGCAATGGTCTTTCGATTTCTGCTGGAAAGGTGAAGTTACACGCTGCTCTCGAAAAAATACGGTAAGTCGAAGATATTTGGTATAAATCGTCTTGTCCTTTTTTGGCCTGTTTTGCTTTATTTTTACGTAAATCTTTTTCTTGGTCGATTTCAATCTTACGTATTTTGATATAAGAGGCAAATTGGTGGTCGCTCATTTCCACATTCATCACATGTATATTTGGATTTGCATTTTCCTCCACATCTTCATTTTCAACAAAACGTGGCAAGAGTTTCTCTTGTGCACTGCGGAAATAAGAGGTTAAACCTAAAATACGTTTTTTGAATACATTTTCGTTTTTCATTTTACCGGTTTCTATATCCACAAACATGGATAAAAACGAATCGGAATCATCGGGTAATGCTTTGTAATGTTTAATATCAATAAGCCCGTCAATGACGTCGATATGGTGTTTTTTTAAGATTTCTTTTATATATTTTTCAAAATCTCCATCCGTCAATGCTCCAAATTCATCTAATTTCACGCCATTGTATGGCCCTTCTCCACCTTTATGGTATTCAGGGGCAACGCGGTCCAATACATCTACTCTTGCATCGTCTTCAATGATTTCTTCTGGGTGATAATTTATTTTGATAATACCGTCTTCTATCGTATATGGTTCTTCGTCACCTTCCTTTGATTTTTTGGATTTTTTAGATTTGTTTTTGTGAGATTTCACTTTTCTCTCCTTTTTCTTGGTTTTTCCTCCCAATAATGAAGTGAATAAAGTGGTCACGGCATCTCCGCCTTTCGTTTTTGCGGCCGGTCCTCTTTTGCTCGTATTTAAAAAGCCAAACGGATTACGCGTGATGATTAATTTATTGTCGGTATATTCAACATAATCATAGTGTTTAAATTTAGCATGGTCAAATATTTTCAATATATTCTCTTTGGTTAATTTATTATCGTCATGTTTACCTTTCACTGTAAGCGGTAGATACCATGTTTTGATTGAACCTCTCAAAATGTTAAATAAAATGCCTATTTCATTAGGATAATTGATAATGGGTGTTCCGGTCAATAAGATGACTCGTGCATTCTTTGCTTTCATCAAATTGTCATATAATTTGAATGAAATACTTTCGGGACGTTTGATTTTATTTACGATACGACTTACGAAATTGTGTGCTTCATCAATGATGATAACTTTATCGTCAAACGGATTTTTTGTATCATCTTCAGTGAGAGCATTCATCTTGTTTTTGGTTAAACCGTTGTAATTGATGTCTACATATTTGGCGCGAATCATTAGATTCAATTGTTCATCAATACTTTCTTGTTCAAACGAAGATAGGGTAGAAAAATTGGGTTCTTTCGTCACATCGACCATCCATGCTCCTCTATTTTTTTCGAATGTTTCGCGAGGTAAGGATAGGACATTTTCTAATACATCAATATATTCAGGTTTTCCTTCGGTCGATATAAATTCCCAATATTGGTTTTTTCGGTAGAGTGGGTCGCCGAATTTTTTGATTTCACTAAAAAAATTCATTTTTAAAGATGCGGGGGTTAATACCATAATTGTTTTTGCGGATTTCATTCCTTCGGCAATGGCAATAGAGGTGGATGTTTTACCACTACCGAGAGCATGATATAATAATAATCCTCTGTATGGGGTGTAGAGATTCAAATAATCTCGAACAATCTTTTGATGAGTCATTAATTTACCGGTTTCAGTTGATTTTGCGGAACAGGATATATCTGCATTGGCGGTTTTTAATTCTTTTGAATAATCTTTGAACATTTCTCTCAATTTTTGAATAAACATGCGACGATTGTTCATGTAATATGGAGAAGTTTTTATGATTATTTTTTCTGGTTTTGGTAATCTCTCTTCGACGGTATGTTTTCCTAATTTTACATTTTGAATTTCTTGGTTTATTTCATATTTTCTTGGTAGAATAGAGATTACATTTTTACCCTTTGCCTTAGGTTGTTTTTTGACTTTTTCTTTGACTTGTTCTTCCTCCTTTTCCTCCACTTTTTCCTCCTCCACCTTGTCCTGTTCTACCTTGTCCTGTTCTACCTTTTCCTCCTCCACCTTGTCCTCTTCTACCTTTTCCTCCTCCACCTTGTCCTCTTCTACCTTTTCCTCCTCCACCTTGTCCTCTTCTACCTTTTCCTCTTCCTCCACTTTTTCCTCCTCCACATCTTCTTCCACCTTTTCTTCCTCTTCTTCTTCCACTTCCTCTTCTTCTTTTTCCTCTACCTTTTCTTCTTCCTCTTCTATCTTAATCGTTTCATTTATTTTCTTAGGTTTTTTGATTGTAATTATTTGATTATCACTGATTGGCACCTGCTTACGAACTTGTAAAAGATTTTTATTATTTAATCGATTCAATATCATTTGTCTATTTATGTGCATTTCCTTCGTTTTGTCAACTATTTTTACCTTTACCATGATTTTCTCCTGTTTTTTTGGCATTGGTTTTACGACCAATTGTTCTAAATATAATTGTTCCATAATAAAAAAATATACTATATAATATAGTATAGTATATTTTTGTATGTATTTTTATGCAATGAAATTTTGTGCAATGTAATTATCTATAGGTCTAAAATGATTGTAAATGACGAATTGCTTCGTCACATGCAATTTGTTCTGCCTTCTTTTTAATTTTATGTTTTCCTTCTCCCAAAAATACAAATATTTTATTATATTCCGACATATACTGATGTATCTCACTATATGAATTGAAATTTGTAATAGGTATCGATTCACTATGTTTTTTGTTATGAATCGGTTGTCCTAAACATAAATAAACCCCCATATAATATCCAGTTTCTACATTATGGTCCTCTACCTCCATATAATGAGGCGTTACCTTGAATTCCTTTTGTATTTTTACCTGTAGTATATTCTTGTAATTATCATCATTTCTTATCAAATTAATCCAATCCACATGTCTCTCGAAGACATTTTCCACGAAAATTTGCACCATTTGGAATCCGGGTCCCGTGACAAATAAATTGCCAAACCATCCATCGTCATCGTGTATGGAAATCTTGTTAAAATCTAGGAACATTGCTCCTAAAAAGGATTCGAATAAACATCCCAATTTTTTTAAATTTGTTCGCGTTTGTTTCAATTCCGCGTGTTTTGATAAAATATACCATTTATGCAAACCCATTTCTAAAGCCATTTTACCAATCGATTCATTTTTCACTAGAGCAATCTTTTTCTCCGTCATAAACCCCTCATTTTCTTTGGGAAAACGGCGATACAAATAATATTTAGTAATGCATTCGAGCACACCGTCACCAACAAATTCCAATCGTTCATTCGATTTCGTATAAAGGGGCAAACAATCATCGGGTTTAGGAACAATGACAATATTATTTTGCGTATTTTCTAAATTTGGACGCTTCATATATGAGCGGTGAATGAATGCGCGTTTATATAAATTTATATTGTGTATAGGTGTATTTATTCCATAATTTTTCAATATATTTTGAATATCGATTTCTCCAATCGATTTATTTAGGGGATTATATGGGTCGAAAATATAGGTTTCTGTTCCATTTTGATTTTTTTCTATGATAATATCGTCATCTAGATGATTCATTTGCACGTATTCTTGAGTTGCGTTCATTTTATTTTTAAAATAGAATGAAAACAATAGGTTAGTATAATAGTCGATTTGTGTTTAAATATATTTCATTTATATTTTATTCAATTTTTCATTTTGTATAAAATAAAATATTTAGGCATTATATATAATGGGTTTATCTAACGCATCAAGTAGAGCCAGAAACTATACAAGAACTGCAAATCAAAATCAAGGAGGAGGAAACAAAAAGGCCGGTTTCCCAGGACAAGTTGGTCGTGGATGGTGGACCAGTATTTTCTTACAAAGTACTGACCCAATCTCTGGACACTGCTGCACCAAGAGTGATTTATCTAAATTACGTTTCACCGGAACTGTTCATCAATCACGTCCTATCGGCGCTAGACCAAATAACTACCACGGTCAATACGGTTTATTCTAAATTTATTATTTAGTATAACAATATAATGTCATTTTGAATAGTAATTATTATTCATAATGAAAATATTTATTGATGAACGAGAGAGTTTTCTCTACGAAAAATGCCAATCCATGAATCAAACGTCCTCTATACAATTGTTCAAAAAAGTTCTTACTCTAGGAGATATTTTGATTTGCACTGACGATGACAAAGAACTCGTTCTCATCGAACGTAAATCTTTAGCCGATTTATTAGCCAGTATCAAAGACGGGCGATACGAAGAACAATCTTACCGGCTAATACATTCGAGTGGGTTCCATACCCATAACATACTTTATATTATTGAAGGCATGTTTAGTCAATTACGTAGTCCCATGGAGAAAAAAATCATATATTCCGCCATGACTAGTTTGAATTTTTTCAAAGGTTTCAGTGCAACCCGGACATGTTCTCTACAAGAAACGGCTGAAATGATTCTTTCTATTGCCGATAAAATAGAGAGAGAAAACGGAAAGGGGAAAACGCCCCATTTTTCGAATAAAATTGGCGACGAACCTATTTCTCTCGAAAACGTCGTTGTTGCACCAGCCAATTATTGCACCGTGGTTAAAAAAACGAAAAAGGATAATATCACCCCCGAAAATATTGGTGAAATTATTCTATGCCAAATTCCCGGCATTAGTTCAATCACGGCGATTACTATTATGAAACATTTTTCATCGTTTCCTCACCTGATTGAAGAATTAAAAACAAATCCTCTCTGCCTAGATGACATTGTCATTGAAACCAACGGTAAAACCCGGAAAATAAACAAATCATCTATAATAAATATAAAATCTTTTTTACTGGGGTCAAATGGACCGTAGGTATATTGTATCAAATGGACCGTAGGTTTACTGGGTTCAAAATACATACAAATATAAAAATAGAAATAGAATCGCGACTGCATAACACCCACTAAATATGTATAGGTGTAGATTGCTATCGCTAGATAATTCTAATAATTCTTCACTTTCATTTGTGGACAAATTACTACTGCTTATCGATTTCATCATTTTTGTATACTTATTATTTTTATTATAAGTATACATTTTTGTTTTTATTCCTTTTTCGTTTTATTCTATTTCTATTTCGACCACCTAAATATAATAATGCAAAACGAATTAGATTTATTTTGTATAGTATTCAATATATACAAATGTATTTTGTTTATCTATTTGTTTATGGAAGTGATTGGGAAGATACCATTATATTCTTATCCAAAGAGGATGCTATACAAGAATCTATCAAATTCCCCAATAATCGAGTTGAAATTTTTTGTAAAACAAATTCCTCTGGATATAGACCGACCTATAATTATTACCAAAACGGAGAACTCGTGATAAAATCATAAATCATAAATATTGTTTTATTTGGCCAATGTTTCAAATATTTCATTTGCCTTTTCCAATTCTTCCGGATTATTTATATTCATTACCTCGTAAAATTGTTCCTGGGGTAATTCGTAAAATGAGAAGGCCATTTGCTTATGTATTGCAAGTTCAATCATATCCGTTAAATAATATTCTCCCGATTTATTGTTGTTTTTGATGAATGGCACACATTTTAACAATGTATCCACATTTACATTATATATACCACAATTTACGTATTTATTTTCGCGCTCCTCCATCGTGCAATCCTTCTCTTCGACGATTTTAGTTATCTTATGACCATTGTCAAAAAATACCCTTCCACAACCCGTTGGATTTCGACTTTTCGTAATTAGGAGAGAGTTTTTGCTAGTTGTAGATGTTTTACTTAATTCGACCAATGTTTCCTCTCGTAATAAAGGGACATCACCGGATAATATAAATACATTTGATTCGGGGTCGATTTGGTTTTTCGTGAAAAATGGAAGACAACACAAAATGGCATGTCCCGTTCCACCCACCTTTTCATCACCATTCTCATATTTGATTTCCGGTTGTAAAATATAATGTATTTGTTCTAATTGTCCCGGTGTAAAAAATGTTTCTAATGTTTGTTGAATGATATCTTTGTATTTTCCCACTACAATGAGGATGTTTTGCGAGCCAATTTTGATGGCTTGTTTTACCACATAATATATCATTGGGAAGTCACCTATTTTATGTAATACTTTGGGTAAAGGCGAATTCATTCGTTTTCCTAAACCTCCTGCCATGATGATGGTCGTTGATTGTTGCATTATATTGTCCATGAATCGTCAATATAATACACTTTGTTATACCTTTATATCATTTCTTCCCGGAACCTTTATTCCAATTGGTCTTTGGGTAAAGGATGGCCGTAGAGTCCTGGCTGAAATTGGGTGCTCTTTGGTGCAATTAATACTGGTTTTACAATACGATTATCGTCATATTTACCAGAATCTACTGCACTTTGGGTATGTAGGACACCTCCCCAATTTGGGTCCATTGGATTATCACTAATTGGACTCTTTTCAGTAGAATCGTGCACCTGGTCAATAGTTGTATATCGGCCAATGAACAAACCAGTGGGGTCAAAACCGGGATAATTTCCTTCGTTATATGGAGGATTTAATCGATTTGCATCAGTATATTGAATAATTTCGTTTGTACCTGGATACAAGGTAGTTGATTGCGGAACCCCGCCTTCTAAATCAAACGGATTTGGACGAACACGATATACCTCTTTTCCTTGTGTATTTACTTCATTTTGTAAAAACAATACTGGACAATTTACCCCCTTTTTTCTCTGCACTTCTAAATAATTGATATATTCGTCTAAATTATAAAATGGAAGTGGATTCACACCATCTTCTTCCGGTTTATCCGTACTATACAATAATAATATATTGTCCTTTTTTAATAATAAATTAGGGCAAGAGGATGAGATATTATCTAAACCCTCTTTCTTCAAAACATTTACGATTCCATTTGTTGAATATACATAAATTCCTGCTAAAAATACTATGATTAAAAATATGACCAACATTTTTTGCATTCTATAATTATATATATTACGGCGGATTTTCTTTTCCCAACTAAATATATATAATGAAAAATACTTTGAAAAATTTTAGAAAAAAAGGCAATAATAAAAAACATCGTAAAACGCGTCGTCACAACAAAATGAATAAAAATAACAAGGTTATTGTTGGCAAAATTTATGCCAATTGGTGCGGTCATTGTCAAAATATGGCCAAAGATTGGGAGGATTTAAAAAACTATTTAGCCAATCAAGGAAATATGTTTGAAATTGTCGAAATTGAACAAACCCAAGAATCAAATCTTATTCCCACCATTAATAAGAAATTTCTAAAGAAATCTCCCGTCAAAGTTTCTTTACAAGGAGGATATCCTACTTTGTTCAAAATCAAGGGAGGCAATGTCTCTTATTTCCAAGGAAATCGTACATTTGAAGAAATGCGTCAATGGTATTTGCAATAATTTATTTCTATCTAATATATATTATGTTTGATACAAATCTAACAAAATACAAAAATATGTTTGGTGAACCAGGCAAAGGCGCGCATAGACATCGAGTATTCAATATTGCCATTGTAGACGTAATTGCAACTATACTGTTGGTTTATTTTATCTTTTCTATTTTACAATTGTTCAATATTCACGTCAATTTTTGGTGGTTATTATGTTTTATGTTTATTTTAGGTATTGTTGCTCATCGCGCGTTTGGAGTAAGAACCACTGTAGATAAAACCTTATTTCCTAATGCGTAATCATGTAATACAATGAACTAAAAATCATATAATATATAATTCCATGTTTGATTGAGTAACACCATAATGAATACCATGATTTATCCATACTTGCATGAGTTATGATAGATGCTATTATCAAAAACAACATAAATATTTTTTTTGCTGAATGTGTTAGGAAAAAAAATGGTAACAGTAAAAACACAAAATATAATAGCCATACTACACTGAACATACTGTGTTGTTTTTCTATAAAATCCCATACTAAATGTCCTTTACTATTTGGTTTAGAACACATATCTTTACTCGCCGTAATATATTGAATGACTCCTACCGACCAACATGCTAGGATGATTGTCGAAAACAAGAAGACGTATTTTTTTTCTAGAGAAATCGTCTTTAGATAATATCCACCTAGGAGCAATGCCAGTGGCACATAAACGAGAGTAATATATGCCAATATAGTTGCGAATTTATTGATACTTCCACATTTTTGGTCTGTCCACATCAAATATTCGGGTAATTGCATTTGTATCAATGCCAAATAAAAGATTGCAATGTATTTATCATATTTATCCCCTAAAATGTATAATATGCAAGATAACGCACTCACTATAATATAACTATTTAACGACGATTCTTTACTATGGCACATATTTTGTATAGATTATTTGCATATTTTATTTCGTATAAAATTGAATAAAAACCTAATAAATATTTGATGACATAATATACAACAATCATGTCATCAACTACAAAGATAGCTAAGGTGAAAAAACCCGTTATTTCGAAGTGTTTTCGTCTCCTAGATTTTCATATCTATGATGAAGCGATAAGCACTGGTACTGGGTCCGGGTCGAATAGTGATACGGAGTCATCTACGAACGAAGATAAGCCGTCTAAACATGCTAGCCAAACCAAATTTATCATTCAAATGTTTGGTATAAATGAAGAGGGCGAAACATCGAGTATCTATGTCAACGATTTTAATCCATTCTTCTTCGTGAAAGTAAGCGAAACTTGGACACAAGGAAACGCCAATCTCTTATTACAAGAAATGAAAGGAAAAGTCGGTGCATTTTATGAAAACTCCATTCTATCCGCCAAATTGGTCGATTATCATAAACTCTATGGATTTTCCGCGGGAAAACTCCACAAATTTGTCCAAATTACATTTCAAAACACATCCGTCATGAATAAGGTCAAAAATTTGTGGTATGATTATACCGGCGAACATCGTAAATTTCGTAAATATATTTGTCAAGGTGTAGAATTGGAATTATATGAAAGTAATATACCCCCACTTCTTCGATATTTTCATATTCATAGTATAAGTCCATCCGGATGGGTTTCTATACCTATGAATAAAATGATTCAATGTTCTACGAAAACGACGACCTGCACCTATGAATTTATATGTTTATCGGCCCATGTTCGACCTATGAATGATAAGGAAACACGGGTTCCCTATAAAATATGTAGTTTTGATATTGAGGCGAGTAGTAGTCATGGCGATTTCCCTTTGCCGAAAAAAACCTACAAACGATTGGCTTCCAATATGGTAGATATATTCAATCTGCAATTTCAATCACAATCCATCGACTTAGCTAGAAGTCAATTATTATGTAAAAAAATCATTATGACCGCGTTTGGATACGACAAATTTAATGATGTGGATTTGGTTTATCCAAAAATCGCGCCATCGAAAGACCGGCTCACTAAATTAATCCAATCCTTTATTGATACCCCTGTTCTCGATGTAAAAAAAATGAAATCGAGTGACGAAGATATGGAAAATGCATATACAATTGAATCTATCTTTGAGGAAATGCGGGAGGCCAATGAATACGGCGGAGGAGGCGACGATGGAGACAGCGATGATGGCGGAGAAGTAGATGAAACTCCATCTTATTATAAAAATAAAAAACCAAAATCGAAAACAAAAAAAGTAGAGAAAAAAAACACAATCGTAGATATTTTAATGAGCGATGATTATACTCGCGATGAAAAAATACAAAATGTAAACGAAACGTTTCGCTGTTTATCTTTCCCTCCATTAGAAGGTGATAAAGTCACCTTTATTGGTTCGACATTTATGCGATATGGCGAACAAGAACCATATATGAATCATTGTCTAGTTCTAGGCAGTTGTGATGAGGTGGCGGGTGCAATCATTCAAACCGCCGAGACGGAACGCGATTTGTTGCTACAGTGGACGGAACTCATACAACGCGAAAATCCCGATATCATTATTGGATATAATATATTCGGTTTTGATTATGAATTCATGTTTCGAAGAGCCGAAGAATTACGTTGCGAAAATGATTTCCTCTTATTATCCAGAAAAATGGGCGAATTATGTGCCAAAGAAAATAAAGACACGGGACTTTTGTCCATCGAAAATACGAAAATTCAATTGGCGACCGGTGAATATGATTTGCGATATTTCAGGATGGCCGGTCGTTTACAAATCGATATGTATACGTATTTCCGTCGCGATTTCAATTTGCCGTCTTATAAATTAGATGATGTCGCCGGCCAATTTATCAGTGACGACGTGAAACGTATTGATTGTGTAACGGATGAAAAATTTGGCGATATTACCGAACTATATAGTCAAAATTTGGCTGGTCTGCATGTAGGCGATTTCATCCATATTGAACTTACGAGTTTTACAAGCGATTATTATAAAGACGGTAAAAAATTCCCTGTGATTGATATTGTGAAAGGAAGAAGTGTTGTTGAGTTGGTAAAAGGTGTGGAAAAGACCAATACCTATAATGTAATTCGTATCGCCGGTCACGAAAATATTGACCGTTCCAAATCGATAAAATGGGGAATGGCCAAAGATGATGTTACGCCTCAAGACATTTTCCGGTTAGCCAATGAAGGTCCCGCCAGTCGCGCTATCGTCGCGAAATACTGTATTCAGGATTGTAACCTCGTCCATCACTTGATGAATAAGATTGATGTCATTACCGGTTATGTGGAAATGTCCAGAATTTGCAGTGTCCCCATTAGTTTCTTGATTTTCCGGGGACAAGGCATCAAATTGACGAGTTATGTCGCCAAAAAATGTCGTGAAAAAAATACGCTGATGCCCGATTTGGAAAAATCGGGGTCGGGTGATGGATATGAAGGGGCGATTGTATTACCACCCAAATGTTCGATGTATATGGACAATCCAGTTGCATGTGTCGATTACTCTTCCCTATACCCATCTTCCATGATTAGTCAAAATCTATCACACGATAGTAAAGTATGGACCAAGGAATATGATTTGGAAGGCAATTTGATAAAGGAAACGGGTGAAAAAGATAAGAAGGGAAACTATATATACGATAACTTACCCGGATACGAATATATTAATCTCGAATTTGATACATTCAAGTATATCTCTCCTAAAGAGGGAGCTAGAGCAGTGAAAACAAAATCGGGTAAAATGATATGTCGATGGGCACAATTTCCCGAGAATAAAAAAGGAATTATGCCTTCGATATTGGAAGAACTATTGAAAGCCCGTTCCGATACACGTAAAATGATAAAAACGGAAAAGGACCCTTTCATGCAAAATATTTTGGACAAGAGACAGCTTGGTTATAAAGTAACTGCGAATTCATTATACGGCCAATGTGGCGCAAGAACATCCACCTTTTATGAAAAGGACGTTGCCGCGTCGACCACGGCTACCGGTCGAATGATGATTATTTATGCAAAACGTATTATTGAAGAAGTGTATGGCGACCATGTGTATGAAACCGCTACGCATGGCCCAGTGAAATGTAAAGCCGAATATGTATATGGCGATAGTGTAGCCAATTATACACCCATATATGTAAGAATTGGCGACGAAGTTGATATATGCACCATTGAACAATTGGCCACTAAATTTGGCAATAATAAATGGACCAGATGTTTGGAACCAGGAAAGCAAGAAAAAGAGGTATGTGAATTACATAATGTCGAATCATGGACGGAAGAAGGATGGACGAAATTATATCGCGTCATTCGCCATAAATTGGCTCCTCATAAAAAAATGTTTCGTATTGTAACCAGCACTGGAATTGTCGATGTAACGGATGACCATTCATTATTGAATACCGATGGTAAAGAAATTTCGCCGAATGAAATCAAATTAGGAAATGCATTGTTACACAAAAAATTACCACTTGGTTCATATTACGATTATTATCCTATTTCCACAGACGACGATATGATTTTTGAAATTACCGGAGACCAATTATCGATGGCTAAATATGTAGCATATGCTCAATCATGTGGATATAAAATTACTATCTGTAAAATAAATGACCTCACTTCATATACCGTATATTTAAGTAAAGTAGCGACATTACATGATACACTCGTGAAACATAAAGAAGACATACCTTATAGTGGGTATGTATATGATTTGACGACCCAAAATCACCATTTCGCCGCTGGAATTGGTAATATCATTGTTCATAATACAGATAGTGTATTCTTCACCTTCAATTTGGAAAATCCACAAACCGGCGAAAAAATCAGGGGAAAACCTGCTCTAGAAATGACGATTGAAATTGCACAAGATGCCGCGAAACTTTGCACTCAATGGTTGAAACCGCCCATGGAATTATCTTATGAGAAAACCCTGATGCCGTTTATATTGTTATCGAAAAAGCGGTATGTGGGTATGTTGTATGAAGAAGACGCGAATAAAGGTAAAATGAAATATATGGGCCTCTCGTTGAAACGTCGTGATTCGTGTGATTATTTGAAGGATACTTATGGAGGTATATTGAATATATTGATGAAGGAAAATAATATCAAATCTGCCATCCATTTCTTAGAAAAATCGTTGGAAGAATTAATAAAAGGCAATGTGTCGATGGATAAATTGATGATGACGAAAGCTTTACGTGGCGATTATAAAAATCCCCAACAGATTGCACATCGGGTATTGGCGGACCGTATTGGTCAACGCGACCCAGGAAATAAACCAAAACCGGGTGACCGTATGAGATTTGTGCATATTGTAAATGATAACAAGAAGGCATTACAGGGTGAAAAGATTGAAACACCCGAATTTATAGTAGATAATAATTTAAAAATCGATTATATATTTTATATTACGAATCAGTTAATGAAACCATTACAGCAACTATTGGGTCTCGCCCTTGAACAAATATGGGCATATCAAAATAAACATCTAGCGATAAAGGATTTCAAAAAAGAAATAGTAAAAATCGAAAAGGAATATGGTGATAATTTGGAGGTATTTATGAAAAAACGCGAGAAATTGACTTCTGCCAAAATAAAAGTATTACTCTTTGATAAAACCTTGAATAAAATTCAAAACGATAAGATGGGTATGAGAGAAATCACTAGTTTCTATACACAAAAAAAATAGTGATTACTTGCCGATTGGGGTTTGTTTCAAAATCATTTGATACCATTTGCCTCCTTTGTCGTTTGGAACAGTTTTGTCTGGAGGGCGTAATAAATCTAATTCTACTGATTCATAATATTTTTTTAATACTGTTTGTAAATTTTCGAATTTATTATTGTGGTTATTCATACTGGCGGCTTCCATTCCATTGCACGGTCCGCCATATTCGGCCACACGTTTGTTATCAATTTCGATTGCTTTTTGTATTTTTTCTTCAGTAATTTTTTCGGTTGGCAAAAGATGGAGTTGTCCTTTTAACCAATAATGACCGCCAGAATAATTGGCACTCGTATCATTGATATATGCTTCTATACTTCGTATTTCTTTTTCGTCAAATAAATAGCGATTGTATTTTACAAAGTCATATAATTCATATAATGATGGTTCGGTGATGTTCATTTATCTAGTATAGATACTAGATACGCTCTATATGGTTTTTGTAACTCTCTTCTCCATTATTGGTCTTCCAATAGGTATACATCTAGAAATATCGCCAGGAGCATGGGAAATTGCCATGTTGAAAACACTCCTTTATATTGTGTTGATTTCATAAAAATTGTCATGATAAATATATAAAAACTCAATAACATTATGAAAAACAACAAAATTTTGAATGCATGTTTCACTAAAGTAGGGGACATTATATAGATATAAATAGATAAAAACATAAAAATATATTGTATTATAGGGATATATACAATATATTTATCAATACCTTGACCTGTATGTTTACAAAAAACGAATATATCATTGAATATGCAACCGAAAATATTGCCAGATTTTATAAAACCCCGCCTCATTATTATTTGGTGATATTGATCATTGCTTCTTCTAACAATAAACATGAAGAAATCTTTACTGAAAATTGGAAAAAATACATGAATTTGTATTCAAATGTGAAATCATTTTTTATTTATGGCGATGAAACAATCGAACATGACATATATGTAGATGAAAATAAAATTGTTTGTAAATGTAAAGAAGAATATATACCTGGTATATTTATAAAAACGGTCGCCGCATATAAATTTATATCTAAGAAAATAAAATTCAATTATATGTTACGAACAAATTTATCATCCGTATTTCACATTCCTAGATTATTACAGTTACTATATACATCCCCTCAAACGAATTTTATGGCTGGTAGATTCGGCATTATCAACCAAGCTTATTCAAATGAAGATAATAAACACATCTTAGAAATAACTAGTAAATATTTTTCAAAAAATAATATGGAGGTAGAGAATATATGGTTTTTGGACGGAGCTGGTTATATTTTATCCAGTGATATAATACATAAATTTTTATTATTGTATAAAGAAACAGATATAAGAGATATATTTATGTTAGCAGATGATGTTGTCCACAGTATAATATTATATCATATTGAACCGGAAATATCTTGTCTAAAATATGTGAATGCTTATAATTTTATACATTGTAATTTTCACGAATGTCTTGATCATGAAAATCCATCTGCATATCCTGAAAATATTATACATATTCGTAATCGCACTGATTATAAATTTGGAAATCGTGAGGTAGACATTGAAAATATGCATAAGCAGATAAGATTATTCTACAACACATAAAATATGAAGAATTATACATGCACAATTATACAATATTACCCGACACATCGTCAATATACAATGGAATTTCGAATGTGTAGGTTCGATTACCTCGAGAGAGACCTTGTAAAATAGAAGACACTGATAATAATGGACTTGTTGTGATGGGTGTAGGTTGGGGTAATTGTTCAGCTGCTTCTGTGGGTGGTTCATAATTTCGTAAATCATATCGACATACTGGACAACGGACATTACGATTAAACCAATTCATTAGTGCGTCCCTCTTGAATATATGACCACAATGGCGTATTTGGCATATACTTTCACCTGCTATAAAATTATCTAAAGTAATTGGGCATCGTTCTTCATTCATCATTTCATGATAAGTTACTGTTTGTGTTGCATTTTCGATTTGTGACGAGGTTAATGTAGCGGGAACTCGATTACCTGATCCTCTACCAAGAGGCAATATATACGAAAATAAGGTATCATATGGATTATATGAATTAGATGTTTGTCGCCGATTTCCAAACCGGTTTGGACGTACATTATTGTTTCTTCTATTATACACATTTTGATTTTGAATGGTCGTTCTTAACAATTGAATCATCTCTCTCGTATTTTCTTGGAATAAATTTATTTGATTATAATACTGTGTTATAATATTATTGAGCGTATTCAATTGTTGTAAATGCAATTCCATGAGTAAATCGTCGTATTCTTGTCTTGTTTCTCCAGTATTTCGAGTACCTCCTCCACCATGATTCATATAATTTTCCAATATCGATTCGATTTCATTTTCTAAAATACGATTAATATTATCGTTAAGATTATTCATGTATACTATTTTGGTATATTATTTTTATGTGTTTTGCACAAAAATAATATATGATTTTACATAACATAATTTAATTGTTCGGTATGATATTTTTTATTTTTATCAAATTCATTTTTGATATACGTGTTTTTTTCAACCAACTCTAATAATTTGTTTGCGGTTTGTTTTGCTTTTTTTATATCAACATAATAATATGATACATACAATGTAAATATTATATTAAAATACATTTCATAATTAATTTCCATAACAAAATTATCATATGCACTTATAACTTTTTCACAACATTCTATACATTCTTTATAGTATTTGTTATGCAAATATCGTAATATAATTACATTATAAATATAATGAATATTTGTAGTTATTTTTGAAAAATTATTTAGTATTGTATTATATTCCCCGTAACTTCTACTTATGTCATCGTAATATTTTTCTAAAATTTCTAAATAAAACATTTCTTCGCCATGTCCATATCCTAGTATTGTATGGTTTAATGCTACATGATTTAATTCATTCAATATTTTTATTCCAATTTCTTTACCAGTTATAAATAAGCAACCGCATACTATCCACCGATAGTTTTCATAATATTCTTTCAAATTTTCATATTTTATATATTTTTTGGATTCTACGTTCAATATTTGTATATGAAATTTTTCAGTAGCATTATGTAATGCATTTAATAACATATTTTTTTTATAATCTATGCATATTTTGGAAAAATTTACACCGATATTTGAATCTATCCAGCCAAATTTTGAAGTTTTAAATGGATTTAAAAAAATTATATCCAAAACGAAATCGAATTTACTACAACAAATCAAATGACTTTCAGCACAAGTACGTTCATCTTTCGTTGGATGGTATTTTTCTCGATTTGATTTTACAATGTCAACATACTTATACATATTCAAATTTTCAATTTCCTTGATTATGTAAAATGTTAAATTATTTAATCCATAATTATTTCTAATATTGAAAATTTTTTCGTAAAATATTTTATCTGTAAAAATGACTAGATAGCATGGTGTTTCTAATAACGAATTCATTTTGTCTAATGCATCATCTAATTTTCTAGAATTATTATTAAATCTAGATAAATCATAACAGGCAGTTACTAATGTACAGTCGGGTATACTCATAATATTTTATATATACCTTTTTTTTTAATTGGTTTATAAATAATATCATAATTTAGATAATATAATACAAAATTAATATAAACATACATTAGATATATACATATACATATGAACGTTGCTCTATGTTTTTGCGTAAGAAATTGTGCAGAATTTTTAAAAGATATATTTTCAAATATTGAACGTGTAAAAACCCTTAATATAAACGTATATACAATTTTTGTATATGATAATTGTACTGATGACAGTGAACATTTATTGGAAGAATATAAAAAGAATAGTAATAATGTAATTTTAAGAAATATAATTAATGAAAGCGAATTCCGTACCGAACGTATAGCAAAAGCTAGAAATGAATGTTTGAATATAATTTACAATGAATTAGGAAATATTAAATATCATATGATGATTGACGCGGATAATGTTTGTATTCGAACATGGAATGTAAATGTTATACATTATTATTTGAATAATTTTGATAACGATAATTGGGATTGTATTTCTTTCAATAATGATGATTATTATGATATATGGGCATTGATGTTAGATAATTTTAGACATCATTGTTGGGGATTTAGTGAAGGCGGTGGATGGGATGGAGCAGTCGGGTTATTGAAGAAATATATTAGATTCAGGTTAGACACATTGCAAGCAAATAGTATGGAAGTATTATCAGCATTCAATGGAATTTGCTTATATAAAACAGAAAATTTTAAAGGATTTTATTACGACGGTTTATATTCAAATTTTAAAAAAATAATTACGGAGGAAGAATTAGCAAATACTGTAAACGAGTTTAAAAAATACAATTTAAATGTAAAACTCGACCATTCATATGTTGAATGTTGCGAACATTTGTTTTATCATGTATCCGCTTTTAAAAAAGGCCTCAAAATCAAAATTTCAAAATTTAAAATTATGTAACTATGAAAATTTAGAAAATAAATAGTATATATTTGATTATACTATTTATTTGTTATCATACCCAATGTATTTATAGTGATTTATACCTATAAAATATAAAAAATGCATTGGTCAGTAAGAGGCCCAAAAAAACCCTTTTCTAGATTCATTGACAGATTTTGATTTTGGACATTTTTATTTTTCCAAAAATGTCCAAAATGGGAAAACGGCTTTTGAAAAAGGGCAAAAAACGTGTTTTAAACCATGTCGCTGCATAAGCCAGAAAAAATCGTTCACGACTTGACTGCATAATTTTTTTTCGAAATTTTGGTCGGCCAAAAGTCAATGCTAACCGGATGCTAACTCCGGCGTTTTTTTATTTTTATGAAAATATTTTGTACGAGGTTGGCTGCATATATGGTTTTGTAATATATAGTTCAGGCGGCGTTTTTTTCGCTGCATTGCTAACAAATGCTAACTCCGGCGTTTTTTTATTTTTACGATTTTTAGAATATCCAACTGTCTGCATATATGGTTTTAATCAAAATGAATATTCGGCGTTTTTTAACTGCATTGCTAACTAATGCTAACTCCGGCGTTTTTTACGCCGAAACCTAGTTTTTACTCATATTCAATCTATCCATTTTTAATAAAATCGAAAATATGCAGCGAAATTTTGTGTTATTTTTGGACAATTGTCCAAACCATAATTTCAAAATAACGTTTTTTACTATTCAATATATCTGCAAAATGATGTGTATATTATGTAATGACATGTTTTATGATTTTTCATTGAAAAATTTGGGAAAATCTGGGAAAAATCTGGGAAAAAATATATATTGAAAAACGATTTAGGCGTTTTTTATGTTAGCATAATATAGATAACAAATGCTAACAGAAAAACCGCCTAACGCGCAAGAACAAACTGATAGTCAAAAATGCACTTTTGTATGTGAAAAATGCACTTTTGTATGCAGTAAATTATCAGATTATAATAGGCATTTATTAACCCGTAAACATAAACGAACAACAAATGCTAACGAAAACACGCCGGGCGACGCCGAAATATATGAATGTAAATGTGGGATTAGATATCAACACAAATCCAGTTTGAGCCGTCATAAAAAACAATGTAGATCAACTAAAATTGAGACCATACAAAACGCGTTAGTTACTGTAAATGAATATCCAAACGGTGATTTGACAACGGCCATTTTAGAATTGGTGAGAGAAAACCAAGATTTCAAAAATATGTTAATCGAACAACATAAAACAATGTTGCAGATTGCTCAACAACCTCATACAATATCGAATTCAAATAATCATACAAATTCACATAATAAGCAATTCAATTTGAACTTCTTTTTAAATGAACAATGTAAAAATGCAATCAATCTATCTGAATTTATTGAAAACGTAAAAATTGGCTTAACCGATTTAGAACACATTGCGGATGTAGGATATGTAGACGGCGTAACCAAATTGTTTATGAATGGTCTAAAAGAATTGGATATATATACACGTCCTCTACATTGCACTGATATAAAACGCGAAATCGTTCATGTGAGAGAAAACAACATGTGGATAAAAGATACGCCAGAACAAGAAAAAATAAAGGCAGCGATTCGTCGAATTGCCTTTCGAAATATACAACAAATAAGTGAATGGAATAAACAACATCCAGAAAGTGAAATATTAGATACTCCCGATTTCGAACGTTCATTTCAAATTATGAAACAATCTTTGGGAGATACATGTCATGGAGGCGTAGAAAAGAATAACGAAAAAGTTGCACGGAATGTAATGAAAGCCGTGTATGTGGATAAACAATATACTGCTCTAACAAACGCCGTGGTAGACCATCAATCATTACCATAATTCGAAAAATTGCATTTTATATGTATGTTGAAATCAAAATTACAAAAGTTTAGTGTGTCAATAAATGAAAACATGAAAATATAGTAAAATCAATATATGTTATACCGAAAGAATATTATAATGGGTGTTTGAAACGTCCAACCGCGAAAATTGTTATATTCGAATAAAATTTATAATTTCGGCATGACATAAACAATTAGATAAATAAAAACAAAATAAAGAATACTTGTTACTATTATCAGTTAAACAATAAAATAAATGGATTTATCAAAATATCTTGGAAAAGGATATACCGGCTTAGTGAATCTAGGAAATACATGTTTTTTGAATTCGTGTATGCAAGTATTGAATCATACCTACGAGTTGCATGTATATTTAGAATCGAGCCAATGTGAAAAAAATATGAAAAAAACACTTGAAGATTCGATATTGTTGAGAGAATGGAATGATTTGCGTGCAGTAATGTGGAGTAACAATGGTATTGTATCGCCTAATAAATTCGTGCATTTCGTTCATGAACTGGCCCAAAAAAAAGGCAGAGAACTTTTTACTGGATGGGCACAGAATGATATGCCCGAATTTTTATTATTTATGATTGAATGTATGCATAATAGTGTTTCGCGCGGCATTAATATGAAAATTAGAGGAACGAGTGAAAATGAAAAGGATGATTTAGCGATTCAATGTTATTCGATGTTAAAACAAATATATGAAAAGGAATATTCCGAAATAATGAATTTATATTATGGTATATATGTGTCTCAAATTGCTACCATTGATGGTAAAAAAATACATACTAATAAACCAGAACAATTCTTTATATTGGACTTGCCTATTCCAGAAAATCCAATCAATCATACATTGTATGGATGTTTAGACAAATTTACAAGTCCCGAAATATTACAGGGAGAAAATGCCTGGTTGAATGAGACGACGGGTAAGAAAGAAGACATACAAAAACGTATTGTATTTTGGAATTTACCCAAAATTTTAGTAATCACATTGAAACGATTTTCCCCCGGCGGAGAACGAAAATTACAAAACATAATCGATTTCCCGATAGAAAATTTAGATATGTCGAAATACATTACTGGTTATAAGTCCAAAGAATATATATATGATTTATTTGGAATATGTAATCATACGGGAAATGTCATGGGTGGACATTATACATCTTTTGTAAAAAATGCAAAGGAAGAATGGATACATTTTAACGATACAAATGTAGCAAATGTTCCGGATAAAAAAATGTTAATAACCCCGATGGCTTACTGTTTATTTTATCGTAAAAAAAATAACCTAGTATAATATATTGAATATGTTAGAAAATGAAGAACCTGTAAAAAAAGAAAAGGAAGAATTTGATAATTCAAATTTATCGAATGCCTTGAATAGTATTTTTACTCAATCGAATATAGTATTTTTATTATGGTTTTTAGCAATATATTTTGTATTATACATTGTTTTAGGACTTTTTTTTAAAACCGAAACCGGTAGTTTAGTCGGTAGTTATATATTTGATTTATTGATGTTTGGTCTACTCATCGCGATACTTTTAGGATGGTATTATTCCAGTACCGGTGAACAGCGAAAGAACACAATTGTTTCGATTCTTAATTATTTGAAAGATTATATGAATGAATCCATGTCTATATTTTCAACGGCAATCTTCATTGTGGTATTATATTCCGTTGCATATTTGTTACGAGTTCCAATGGAGACAAATCGTCCATTGATGTTTTCTCTAGTGGAAAATAGTGCTTGGTTCATATTTGTATTGACTATATTTGTCCAATTTTTCAAATATATTTTTGGTATATCCATATTAGATTATATTAGTAAAATGTGGGATGGAACATCAAAAGATGAAAAAGATGATGATAAAAAAGAAGAAAATGTGAATAAAGATGAAGTATTTAATATTTCCAACAATTTATACACCTATGATGATGCACAAGCGATATGCACATCATATGGAGCGCGTTTAGCAACATATAATGAAATGGAAGAAGCATATAATAAGGGAGCGGAATGGTGTAACTATGGTTGGTCAGCTGACCAAATGGCATTTTTCCCAACTCAAAAATCAACCTGGGATAAATTACAGAAAACGAAAAACCACAAAAATGATTGTGGACGTCCTGGCGTGAACGGAGGATATATGGCAAATCCATATATTCGATTTGGGGTAAATTGTTATGGAAAAAAACCAGCCGCATCAGACGCCGACAAAAATCGAATGAATGCAAATAAGAATCGTGTATATCCAAAGACGAATGAAGATGCCTTATTGGATGCAAAAGTCCAATTCTGGAAAAATAATTCGGATAAATTATTAAAAATCAATAGTTTTAATAATGATAAATGGAGTGAATTCTAATATATTATCTTCATTCAATACTCTTTTATGTAAATCCATACAAAATTATAAGTATTTTTCAATAATTATAATTTTACACTAGTTGTATTACTTTTTCTAGATGTTTTTTTTTTATGTTTTCTAATGGCAGAAGTTGATTTACGTTTTCGTGTATTTTTTATCTTGTTTCTACCAGCACTTATTTTATAGCTATATTTTTTTGCTTCTTCGTTGTATTTATTACTTTCATCTGGGTCTAAACCTATGCGAACAACTGGTTCTGAAAATTTTCCAGTAACATTAAAAACCGTTTCCGGATTTTGAACATCAGTTTCCGGATTTTCAACGTAACTTGTATTAACCGTTTCAAAATTTTGAAATTTATAATATTCATTCAACGTTTCATACACTTGTAAAAATATATTTTTAAAAAACAACTTATATGATGGTTTAATATTATTTTCGTCATTTATCCACGCCTCAAAAGTTATATTATCATTATTTAAAATTTCATAATCAAATATATATTTATCATACGCCAAGTTGTTACCATATGTAAATGTGGAGGTTATCTGTAAACCCAATGCATTCAATAAAATACGCATAGAATTCATTGGAAATCCACTTACATTTTTAAAGTTTATTTGTCGTTCACTAATAACTATAAGTAAAAATAATTTCAGTATTTTTTTACATCGCGTATCTACGTCACTAATATTATAAAGATAATCTTGCATAAAAATCTGCTCTCCTTTACCAATATATTTATAACTTGTGCCGAATTGACTATACAGATATGTTTTCAATGCTTCTAGTGAAACAACATATTGGTTGTTCTTTAATGTCTTGAATATATATTCATCATTATAAATTTTCATGTTTTTGAAAAGTGTATAATTGGTAATAATATTATCTACAATACCAAAATCAATCAGTAAAGATTTTTGCAAATTTGTATTAACCATTATATTTTCAACATGTAAATCTACATGAATAATTCCGGTAGAAATAAACAATCGAATAATATTCACTATAATACTGGAAAAGGTTCTACAATGAGTGTCACAATTATGTAATATCAATACATCATTCTTCACGTCGTCATGATTTTCCTTTGTATATATATGTTGATTTAAATAAGTGATAAATTTATCATACCCTTCAGCAAATTCCATACCAATAATACCTAAATCTGGAGGTGGTAATTTATTATTTTTTATATCATACAAATTTTTTGTATTATTATAGACATCAATCAAAATTTGTATGACAGTAGAAGCGGTGTTTATGTTGTCACCATATAATTCTTTTATTTTTTTGTTGAGTTTTGATAAATAGGACTTAGTTTGTTTGGTTGCAGATAATATAGAATTATAAATAATGGAGGGACATATAGGTACATTGTTGTATGACAAAGTTTTTTTGTATATATTGTATTGGTCTTCTAATTCGAATATAATATCATTTTTATTTACAATTGATTTTTTATATTTTTTGCTATTGATACTCATATAAGTAATATGAGTAGTGGTATGTTTAGTGTATTCATAATTAGTTAACATGACTATTTTTAACAAAATAACTGTAACCGGTTTAGTGAAGGTAGAATTTTCATCTAAACTGTTAAATACCGCATATTCTTCATTGACTTTTACAATAAATATAAATCCAGAAAAAGATTCGTAAGATATACATTCTATTAGAATGGCATTCTTTATCATTTCATCCATTGCGGCGGCATATTTTTCTTCATTAGAGGATATTTCGGCATATTTTTCAGGGTTACGTAGAGAAAGTCCACCAATTTGTGTCATATACTATTATATGCTATTATATTTCTAAGAAATGAGAGATAGATATTCTTTTTATTTCTTCTTGGTTTTATTCTGTGAAGAAGGTAATATACGTTTGGTAGCATTTTGTTTTGGTGGATGAAATGAAACGGCTGATATCAAATGGTCGAATAATTCATCACCAATTAATTCGTGTTCTCCCACATTTCGAAGTTTTTTACCGCCTTGCAAAGAGAATGAGTTTGGACGTGTGTCCACGACTAATCCGGCAGGGATGCTCATATTTTCAAATTTGGCATCCATTGGTTCATGACTTAATAACTGAACTGGATATCCACCGACCATTTCGTCCCCACTTTTTTTATAAACATAATTATTCACAAATGATTTTTCAATAAACATATTATATATTATAGTATGTTTATTTTTTGTAAGTTCGGCGAATATCTGGCGAAGATTTAATTTCGCGATTTGATTTCAAATATTGTATAATATAATCTACTTGTGATTTATCTGCTAATATTTTGGCTAAAGATTCTTCTACATAACTAAACGTGAGAGGTGAATATTCTTTTTTTTCATACATTTTTAATTCTCCGTCGCTAATTTCGATTTTGGTATTGCTCAAATTTTTATTTTGTATATAATTGCATATTTCTTCCGTAAGTTGTTGTTTATTGTCTCGAATTTCTTTGGTTTTTTCATGAATCATTTTAAGTTGTTTGTCTAAAACAACCCATTTTTGGACATTTTCTACAAATTGGTGTTTTGGATGAACCACCATGTTTTTATCTTCACTGCTCATAATATTATAATATTGTGAGAAATTTGCACAATATTATATCAATGATTGACGTTTAACGTCTTTTATTTGAACTACGTCTTCTACGGCTCGATGCACGTTTTGAACCACGTTTTGATGAACGTCTCTTTTTGAATACGGAGTTTGCTAAAAGGAAAGTGGCTGGAACAGCAACGTCGCTTAATACATTTCCACCTTTTACTACTGCAGGTGCAAGTGGGACTAAAGCTCCTCCGGCCTGAGCAGGTGCAAGTGGGACTAAAGCTCCTCCGGCCTGGGCAGGAGAAAGAGCGACTAAAGCTCCTCCAGATTGGGCGACTGGGACGACTGGAACAGATGGATTGTTCATCGCGATGACATTACTGTTTGCAGCGGCATGTTGTGCACCAGAGTTACCAAATACAGCGATTGCATGGTCAGCTGCCCCTGCACCGCCAAATAGGTCTTGGTTTTGGTTTTGGTTTTGGTTTTGGTTTTGGTTTTGATTCTGGTTTTGGTTTTGGTTTTGGTTTTGTTTTCTGGAACCTCCTCTTCTTCCTCTTTTAGCCATGATGCTATATATTGATATTATATATTATTTACAACGCTAAATATACTATTTTTTTGTAATAATTTAATCATTAAAAATAAATTTGCTAAAACAAAGAAAAGAAGGAAGACATTGTATAAACAAATGAACCAAATATAGATATAAATTTCATTGTAAATAATATGCACAATTGGTTTTATAATTTCTTTTACATCACGTTTTGTATCTTCATTTTTTAAAAAATCAATACATTTATCACGGATACTTTTCATAATCTAAAATAAAATAACAAAAAGAACAAACGTAACGAACGAATGAATTCGTAATAGTATTATAACTAAAATCGCCAAATAATGTATTAGATATGGACGGAATATATGAAGCCAATGACAACTTCCCATTTCAACGACTACACTTACTTACACCTACCCAAATTGTGGGAGGAAACTATTTCATCAAATTTAGAGTAAATGAAAAACCCCTCTATATACAACCGCCTAAATGTAAGACAAAGGGAGGAATTATAAAGGCCGGTAAAAAAATGTATAGTGATTTAATGTTTACAAATGAAAACGAAAATTTCATAAGATGGATGGAAAATTTAGAATCTCATTGTCAAAAACATATTTACGAAAATCGCCAAAAATGGTTCGAAACAGAACTGGATAATCATGATATTGAAAATTCATTTGTTTCTCCATTGAAGACCTATAAATCGGGAAAATATTACATTGTCCGTTCTAATATTCCATGTATTTTAGGAAAATGTTCATTGAAGATATATGATGAATATGAGAATGAAGTTGACCATGAAACAATTGAAGATAACAGCGATATAATGTGCATATTAGAGGTTCAGGGAATCAAATGTTCCGCTCGAAGTTTTCAAATTGAAATAGAAATTAAACAAATGTTGACACTAAAACCATCCAATTTATTCGAGAAATGTTTACTGAAATCATCCATATCTATGAGTAAAGACCCTAAAGAAATAGTAGTTGAAAAGAAAGAGAATGATTTAGAGATAGATACTTTAGGAAAAACGAATGTAGTTGAAGAAATACCAGATTCTAAGAATGAAGAATACCCAGTCCTGGACGAACAAGAACCAGAGGAAGTAGAAGAACAAAAAGATTTAGACAAAAAGGACGATGAAATTTGCGAGGTTGAATTTAATTTAGAAGAAATCGAACCAAGTGAAACCGTGATATTAAAAAATAGAAATGACGTATATTACAAAATGTATAAAGATGCAAAGAGAAAAGCGAAAGAAGCGAGAGATTTAGCACTTTCATCGTTTTTAGAAGCAAAACGTATAAAAAATACTTATATGTTGAATGAAATAGATAGTGATAGTGATTTAGAAGAAGATAATTTTGATTTAGAAGAAAAATAAAACTAATTTATTGAAAAATAAAACATAATGCCATAAATAATTTTATCATCCGTTTATATAAACAGATGTCTATCTTTAGTCAAGTTAAAAGTTCATTAGGAAATTTAGGCAAATTATTGTCTGGAAATAACGCTGTAATTTTTATTGCAGTTGTTATATTACTCGGTTTATTATATTTTTATTCGAATTCTAAAACTGCTGTTTTAGATAAGATGGAAGATGGAAGTGAAAACAACAAGGAAAAACAACCATCCGTGAAAGAAACATCTGCTCAAAATGTTGTTCCAGCACCATCTGTTGGAGCTGGATACACTGCCCAAAATGTAGCCAATCCTAGTGATTTACTACCTCAAGATAAAAACAGTGAATGGGCTGCATTAAACCCAGTCGCAATGAATCAAGGAAACATCGCCATGCCTGACTTATTGACTGCCGGATATCACATTGGTTTAGACACCATTGGACAAACCTTACGTAATGCTAACTACCAATTACGTTCTGACCCAATCATCTCTAAAGCCGATGTTGGACCTTGGAATCAAAGCACCATCGAAGCCGATTTAGCCAGAGTTCCATTAGAAATTGGTGTAGGCCAAAAATAAATTACCGGAATTGTTCACGAAAGATGAATACATGGATTATTTATAATAGCATTTATTTGCCATTATAAATAATATGCAAATATATAAAGTATGGTAAGCAGATATACATTTAAAAATGGATTAAGATTAGTATATGAGAAACCAATTAGTATATTACCAGTAACATCGGTTCAAGTATTTTGTGATTATGGGTCCGTATATGAAACAGATGACGTTCGAGGCGCGGCCCATTTTATAGAGCATATGTGTTTCAAAGGAACTTCAAAAATACCAGATGCCAAAGACATTTTTTTAAATTATAACAAAATTGGCGCCTATTTCAATGCAGAAACGGATAAACGGTATACTAGATATTATGTCCTATGTGAAGATGATTATGTGAAAAATTCGATACATATTTTGTCGGATATGCTGATGAATTCTACATTTAATAAAAAACAATTTCAAAAAGAAGAGAATGTCGTGATTGAGGAGAATATTCGTTCCAGGGACAGCGCGAGTAGTGATATTAATAATACTATAAATAATATAATATATAAAGGTTCTTCTTATGAAAATCCGGTCGACGATATTACGTATCACCAGGGTAAACGATTTCACTATGAAGACATTGTAGAAATATATAAAATGTTTTACATCCCTTCAAGAATGGTAGTAAGTGTAGTATCTAATTTATCATTCTCAACGATTAAAGAAATGATAAACGAGAGCTTTTTTTCAAAACAATCGAAAAAATTAGCGATAGATTTAAATACCTACGAAAAATATCAAAAAAAAATCAGTTATATACCTTATGATAAAATACAATATAGCATAAATAAAAAAAAGGAATTATCCACCATGCATGTGAATATTGGAATAAGAATATGTAATTATTATTCACCCGATACATATCCACTCATACTGTTATGTGATATTATAGGAGGTAATACTAGTGGACGTTTATATAATTTATTACGAGAGAATAACGGACTGACCTATTCTTCAGGGACCGAAACTGTTTTTTATGAGCATTTAGGAGATTTAACCTTTTTTATTCAAACCGACCCAAATAAATTAATTCATAATGGAGATAAAAAAGGGGTTTTGCCATTAGTGATACAACTTATCAATGATTTAATCAAAAAAGGGATTACTAGTGAAGAATTAAAAACTATAAAAAGTAATTTTAAAGGACGTTTTGCCTTAAATTTACAATATAATGATAATTTCGCGTTTAGAAACGGATTGGATGAATTGATGGGATTAGAAAAAATAGTTCCGGTGAGAGATGCATATGAAAAGTTCTATGAAAATATAACGGTAAAAGATGTGAATCGCATGATTAAAAAGTATTTTAAAAAAGAAAATATAACAGTTTGTATAATCGCGAATAAAGCGCCTAGTTTAGAAACGGTAAAAAATGAATGTGAAAAAATTATAGAAAAATAAAATAGTCGTATATAATAAGATATGAAAAGTGAAGATATTTTGATATATGTAATAATCGGTGGAATAATATTTGCTTGCGGATATATGTATTATAAAAAAGAAGGGTTTGAATTGAAATGTATTGTATCAACTTTAGACGGAAACAAATATTGTGTGAGAGACCGAGAGAAATTACAAGAGGCAGCGGATTTATTAGCAAAAGTCACTGATAAATGTCACACATTAGTCAAATACGTAGAGTCAAAATATCCAGACCAAGAAAATGTGCAAAGATTAGTGCAGGGATTCAACCCAAAAAAAATAATGGAAACTTTACCAACGAGTGGATATACTGCATACAGTGAGAATAAAGGAGAAAAAATCGCGTTTTGTTTAAATAAAAAGAAAACCGGTGAGGATACTTTAATTGACGAACATACGCTTACCTTTGTAGCAATTCATGAACTCTCTCATATTGCTACAAAATCGATTGGACACAAAAGTGAATTTTGGGAGAACTTCAAATTTTTATTAGAAAATGCAAAAGCGGCTGGAATTCATGACCCGGTAGATTATAAAAGCGCTCCAAAAGAATATTGTGGAATGAAAATTCACGATAATCCATATTACGATGTATAATGATAAATAGGAAAAAATACGAAAAATAAAAAAATAAAAAATTGATTTGAATAGTTGTGTAATAAATATTAGACAACTATGAAACAAGCAAAAAAAACGATGGAACATGTTATAAAAACCGTGGAAAAATCAGCGAAAACTGTCGAACGCCCCACCATTGAAGAGGTATGCGCGAAGGTATTAGAAAATGTAAATATATTACACAATTTACCTAAAACAAAAAACAAAGGGATGCCTGGAAATTATTTAGAAAATTTGACTGGAATACCAACAAGTTCGGCATGTTTAGATTGCAGTGATGGTGAAGTAAAAATATTTCCACTCAAACTTACGAAATCTGGAAATTATGTGCCAAAAGAAACCATTGCAGTGACTATGCTGTCAAAGGATTCATTAACCACACATACGTTTGAAGAATCAAAAGTATGTCAAAAATTATCAAAAGTATTATATGTTCCATATTTTCGAAATGGGGATATAATTCAATATTTTACACCGACTATAATTGATTTACGTCAAGAAAAATATGCGCCACTTATAGAAACATTACGTCAGGATTATGATGCTATACGGAAACATTTTGTAGAAACCGGTGCACTCGAAGGTAGTTCGAATATTGGTAAATATTTGCAAAATCGAACAAAAGGTGCCGGTAAAGGAGCGCCAAAAACGCGCGCATATTATTTACGTCCATTATTTATGAAGGATTTTGTAGAAATGGCTTAGTCATCTTTACAAAATTTCGTTTTTTTGGAATGGGTCTACAAAGATTGCATTATAGTAGCTTTTTTGGAATATACTTATTCGGGTCTCGGTGCGCTTTATTTATCATTATATGTTTCATATTAAAATCTAGAATATTATGAACCTGTTTTACCGAAATAGGTGCAGTTACTGGTTTTTGAGCAGAAGAAGTAGATGTTTGTATTGGAGCAGGAGCAGGAACAGTAACTTGTTGTATAATCACTTTACGTTGAAATGTATAGGCAGGAGATTCACTTGAAGATGATAATACGGGCGATTGATTTGCAAAACCTTGGGATTTTAATGTATTACATATCTTTTCATATAAATTCACTAATCCAACATTATGGTCTGTATTACGTAGGCACGTAACAAGTGCATTCGTAAATGCACCACACGCTTCTGCATTGTCATTGCTATATATGTCACAACTACTTTGTGTATCACGACAACCGCTAATCATAAATATATTGGGGTTTGGTATAACATGATTGGGATTCATGGTTTTTATAAATAGACCATTTTTTGTTTCAAAACTCCACTGTAAATCACATACACTTCCACTATTACAACTATCGAAAAACAACAGGGTTTTGCATTTCGCATTTTTTATTATTTCAAAAATTAAATCGTCAGTAATAACACCTACTTGTCTAAAATCGAGAGGAACAATGACTTCATCATATCCATCGGCTTCATCTGTGTTACGGTCACGTATATTACTACCATGGCCACTATAATGTATCCATAGTTCTTCATATTTTGCAGAATTTGCAATCACATCGTATAAATTGTCCATAATATTTTTAGCAGTAGGCAAAATCGCTGAATTTTTGGTATCGTCTCTCAATATTGTAATATTTGATGAGGTATAACCATACGCATCAATTAACATATTACGAACATTGATAATATCATTGATACATCCATTTAGACGAACATTAGGAATAGACGTATAATTACAACCAATTAAGAGGGCGCGTTTCATAAATCTATATAGTGTATAATGATACAAAAATATAACACAAAAATATATATAATGGATATTTTCAAAGTAAATATTTTTAATTCGGAAGGAAATGTATCAAAAATCATTGTCTTTTTAGGTGATAAAAAGATAGAAGAAACCGAAAATATATTTAGCGATATTGAAAAGGAATATATTGAAAATTCGAAAATAAATCCACATTATTCTAAACAACAAATACATATAGACGATTCTATACGCGTTATCAAAAACAAAATATTACACGAATTAGGAATAAATGAATATGCATATGACGAGTTGTATTTGTTTGGAAATATAGAACATCAACCAAATATGTATGAATTGTATAATTCAGTTACCCATAAAGACAAAATTGCATTTTCAGACGAGAATATGGGTCAAATCGCGATAAACCTAAATATAGATTCTGCCGAATTGAATACTATCGAAAAAAGGAAAAATTATTTATATGAGGATTTATTGCAGTTACAACAAAACGCGAATAACAAATTTATATTATCCATACCTCTCGGTAGAAAATTTGCTAAATCAAGGGATTATTTGTATTCGGCGAATCCATTTGGTATTTTCTCTAAAAAAACATTTTATGTTCCAGATAAAAAAAACGAATTGATATCATTTGAAAATACATTGTTAATGAATTATGGTAAAATGGCGGACAATGCTATTAATTTATGTTTGGCGGATGATGTATTTGGATATGCAAGTAAAAATGAATATAATAACGAATTCATTGCAGAGCTATATTATCCTTTATTGTTTCAAAAAGGTATTGATAGTGAAGACAGATTGAATGATGAAAAACAGCAATTAATAAAAGCCAGTAAATTAAACATAGACAAACAAACCAGTCAATTGTATGAAATGGTCGACCTATATTATAATATATTTGAAAACAAGAAAGACGTTTTGAATTATGAAGAGCAAGGGATTGTGAGTTTTAATATATTATTTCATACTGAATTAAATGTGAATATTCCATTGGAAATTATATTCAAAAATATACATGTGTCAAAAACCATACCATTAATCAAGTATAATCCGGGAAGTATGCGAGAGAACATATACCGTTTGTATAGCGAAAAAATATCGAAAAATGGGAAAAAAATACCGTTATTGAATGAATCGAGCATTTATCAATTGGTAAAGAAAATGGGTAAAGTTCGACAAATGTCACTTTATGTGCAAAGTGAATATATGAAACAGAAAATAGAGATATTTATCGATTTAGATAATAATGGAAATATACATGTTCATGGAGATTTTATCAACGCGGTCTCTCAAGAAGATTTAAATACTATTATTGAAACTTCATTGAATCCGGTGATTCAAAATATAAATGGTTTTTTACAGCAATCGGGTTATACTATTAAATTTTTTAAAGGTATTGATAATGAAAAGGTGGAAGTCATTTATATGAAATATGTAACAAAAATAATTATCAAAAAAGATATAGTATTGAACAAATATTCGAATGGTCTCTCATCGATATTCAACATTGTAGATACAAATATCAATACGGGAGCACATTTAATATTCAAACGGGTCGATAATTACAAAGAAATGGATGAACAAAGAATATTGATAAAACGCGTATATGATGAAACGCAAAATTTAAGCGCTATATTAAATGCATTAATGAATACGTATGGAATGGACGAAGCCGCAGCAAACTCTATGGTGATGGAATATTTTAATGATTTTACGGAGGTGAGAGGTAAGATAATAGATAATCCAGGATTTCCTGTGTTAATTACGATGGACCCCTTAGAAAATAAATTAATCATTGATATTGAAAATATAACATCGATTCATTACATAAAATTATTGTATATGTATATTGATAGTTTTTTACGAATCACACAAGCCGATAAAACTGGGGATTCGAGCCATATGTATGATAAACAAATCAAACTGTTTATGAATTCAAAACCACTCAATAAAACAGTAGATGAAACCAAAATGAAAAATGTTATCGCGATGCATGCAGTTGTTGCCGCACCATTAATCAAAAATGGAGAGGAAAATGAGGACATGGAAGATGACCATAGTGGTGCTATGTTTTATAGCGATGATGAGGATGAGGATGAAGAAGAGGATGAAGATGTAGAGACAACTGTGGAACCGGATAAAGAAGAACCAGATAAAGAAGAATCGGCAGAGGAAGAATCGGTAGAGGAAGAATCGGCAGAGGAAGAATCGGTAGAAGAAGAATCTGTAGAACCAGTAGAGGAAGAACCTGTAAAAAAAGAATCGGCAGAACCAGTAGAAAAAGAACCAGTAGAGAAATCTGCAACTGCATCGGTTGAATCCTCATCTAGTCCAGGAGGTATATTTTACTCCGACAGTTCGAGTCAAGAAAATGAAAATAGTTCAAGTTCAAGTTCAAGCAAAACTGGCGGCATGACAGAAGAATCTCCACCATTACCAAATAAAATTGACGGTATGAAATTATCAAATCCTAACATATTCGAAGAACGTATTAAAAGTAGAGACCGTAATTTATTTTTAACAAAAGACGGTAATTATTCAGCATATTCTCGCTCATGTGAATCAAATATACGAAGACAACCCGTTATATTAACGGATAATGAAAAAAAAATTATTGACGAACATCATAAAGGTTCATATAATCAAGCAATTCGATATGGGTCTGACCCAGATAAACGGTTTTGGTATATATGTCCTAGATATTGGTGTTTAAACACACAAACCAGTTTGACAGAAGAACAAGTAAAATCAGGAGTATGTGGAAAAGTCATACCTAGAGGTGCAACATCCGTTCCTCCAGGTCATTACGTATATGAATTCAATCATCCAGAGGAACATCAACGAAAAGATGGAACATATATAGAGCATTTTCCCGGATTCTTAGATAAGAAAAAACATAGCGACGGTTATTGTTTACCATGTTGTTTTTCGAAATGGGATTCCGAATATATGAGAAAACGCCGACAAATATGCAATCAAGATGCTACGACCGAATCGGTAACTGAAAAAAATCAACCACAAAAATTAGGCAATTACATCATGGGTATAGATAAATACCCTTTGGATAAAAACAGATGGGGATTTTTACCTTTCTCGGTCCAATCATTTTTACAAACAAACAACGCGGATTGTGTTACTAAAAACAATCCGGCAATTATTCGCCCCGACGCATCATGTTTGTTGAGATATGGTGTTGAGAGAAGCCGTATTCAATCATTTGTTTCATGTATTGCCGACGTATATGCATATATAAATAAATTAGAAGACGTGCCAACATTGAGTGAAATGAAAAACATATTGGCAGAATCGATTAGTTTAGATATTTTTCTACAATATCACAATGGCTCTCTCGTATCCGTATTTAAACCAAAAATAATAATAGATGAGGTGGATGTCGATAAATATAGTGACAGCGAATTCATGAAAAGTATCGATATAAATAATCCAGGGCAATTTGATTTTTTAGAAATAACCATCGCGTCATATGAAAATTTCATAAAATATTTGAAAAGCGAAGATGCCATTATCGACCATAGTTATTTATGGGATTGTATTACCCAACCTAACCCCAAATTATTGAAAGATGGAGTAAATCTAGTCATCATGGAACTATCAAACAAAGATATAACAGATAATATGGAAGTGTTGTGTCCAACAAATTCACAATCATCATTATTATATGATTCACGTAAAAAAACATTAATTCTCTTGAAACATGCTGAATATTACGAACCCATTTATTTGTATAATGACAATCCTAATTTAATTGTGAAAACCTTTGATGAACATAATTCTCCAAAAAATATAAAAAAAATACTGACCATCATACAAAAATCGACGCAAACGTATTGTTCCGCCAGGCCCAGTTTACCGGCAATATATGAATTTAAAACGAACATATCGGCCAAAGATTTGTCTTCTATATTGAAACGTGAAAAATATTTTATTGAATCGCAAGTATTGAATTATCAAAACAAAGTGATTGGATTCGTCGTGAAACAACATGACGAAAGCAAATCGTATGTATTTGTTCCAACCCTACCATCCGCGATAGTATCTAATATAAAACGAAAATACATGGAAGACCCTAGCATATGGAATGACTATAAAACAACCGTCAAAGAATTGAATAATATACACGCTGCAACGGAAGGACGAATTCGATGTAAACCAACAATAAAAGTAATTGAAGATAATTTAATCGTTGGAATATTGACCGAAACAAATCAATTTGTGCAAATAAACAATCCAATTGAAAATACGATGGATGATGGGCTCATTCCAATCAACGAAACCAATTATACAATTGCAGATACAATCATTACAAATACGAATAAAGTCGATACGGAACGAGTTGAAACGGTTAAAAAAATTAAATTAGAGAGTCAATTTTATAATGTGTTTAGAGGAATTATTCGAATATTAATGAATGATTATATCAATCGTCATTTTAGAAAATCTGTATTAGAATTGATTGAAAACCGAACATTGATGCACAAAGAAAAAATAAGAAAAATGGAGACATTACTCAAGAGATTGGCTAAAAATAAAATCATATTTGCAGATATAGATATGAAAATATTAATGGAATTGGACAATATACAAGCATGTTCCACCGATTGTGGTGAGAAAGCATATTGTATAACTACTGAAAAAAATGAGTGTCAATTTATAGTGCCAAAGACACATTTGGTAAGTGGCGTATTAAATGAACAAGTGTATTATGCCAGAATCGCGGACGAATTATTGAGATATAAACGGGTTCAATTGTTCATGTTGTATCCAAAAACATATTTGAACATAGGACATAGTGAATATAAAATAAATTCCAACGAATTATTATTATTACAGTCAGCTCTAAACAGTGAATATTTTAAGGATATGGAAGTATTCAATACAAACAAATATATTCAAAATGTGGATTTTAATACGGCAATACCATCGGTCTCTCAAAAGTATACAAATGAACCAATTACATTGGCCGAACAAAATGTGGAGATTGTAACCGAACAAACGGTGAATGAATGTATCCATGTGATTAGAGATGTGGTAGGAAATCCAACCACCTCGTTATGGAAAAGAATATTTTCAAATAAAAAATTCAGTGAAATCGTATTTAATAACACCCCTCATTGCAGTTTCCAAGTATTGCTCTATATTTTGCAGGATAAATTGCAAAAATTAATTACTATAGATAATTTGAAAGTAAGTTTGTGGAATGCCTATTCAAAGTATTTTGAAAAATATAGTCAAAAAATTTTGAGTATTTTGAAAAAACAGGGTAAAGGCAAATTGCTCGAAAATGTTTTGAAAAACAAAACATCCTTTGAATCCGTCATATTTAGTGAATCATATTATTTGACCGATTTAGATATTTGGATGATTGCCGATAAATTTAATTTATCAATCGTATTATTTTCATCTACCAAATTGGGCGGATTAATTGAAACGATTGATTGGTTATTATTAGGCGGTGAATTGAGTCAACCATTTTATTTTATTCGTTCGCCTCAAAATATTAAATCAAACTCTTCGACTGGATATCAATTAATTACACCAGCCGTTCCATTATCAGAAGTAAATGAATTTTATTTAATTGTTCAAAACAAATTACGACAAAATACCGATACTCCTCAAGAAAACCTAATCAATATTTCAAAGTATCTAGAACAATACGTCTATATCAAAAAATAGGGTGAAAATGAAAACAAATAATAAAATATTAGTTATTTTATTATTTACATTATATACAGAGTTACACTAGCCGGTAATCGAAACCGGGACTAATGATTGGAAGTCATTCGTGATACCATTTCACCACCAGTGTATACATATTATTAATAGCATTTTTCTTTATATTGTTTTATGCAAAATTGATTTATTGTAATATTTTGTAGTAGAATAATAAAAACAACAATGGCATCGTTATCCGATAGAAATTATAAAAAGAAAAACGGCGAATATTATGGTTACCCAAAATGCTGTATAAATCATTTTGTCGACAATATATTATGTGGAAAAAAATCAATTCTCGAATATCAAAAAATATACGTAAAAAATTACGAGGTATCTAAAAATACGGGTTTTATTCCGTGTACGCGACATACCAATCTCATTCTAAGAAATAAAATTAGGTTAGAAGATTTGATTCGTAATCGTAAATGTAAAAAAAAATTTCCAAATGATATAGATGAACATCTCAAACAATTACGATGGAAACAATTTCATCAACTCCAATTGAGAAAAGTATTGTATGAAATGAAACGAACGTCTCGAAAAACCAAATAAAAATTACACTCTTCCAAAATCGTCTTCGTAACGGATAATATCATCTTCTCCTAAATATCCGCCAATCTGGGTTTCAGTAAATTCTAATAAAGATTCGCCAATGTTTTCGATTCGATGAATCGTTTTGCATGGTATATAAACATGTTCACCTCCTCTCATTACGGTAGTTGAATCGCCACATTGAACATTTGCTAAACCACTTACGATGACCCAATGTTCACAACGGAAATTATGTGATTGTAATGACAATCTTTTTCCTGGATAAACGGTAATCAATTTCATTTTATATTCACTATAGTCATTACCATAGACGTTTATATACCAGCCCCATGGTCGAAAAACCTTGGTATGTAGAACGGCTTCTTCTCTCTTGTCTTGTTTTAATTTGTCGACCACTTTTTTTACATCTTGGGTAGTATCTTTATTACATACTAAAATAGCGTCATCGGTTTGAACAATGACGAGATTTTCGACACCGACTGTGGCGACTAGAGCAGTTTGAGAATCAATATAGCAGTTTTTGGTATTTATAGAAATACAATCTCCCAATTCGACATTGTTGTTTTCGTTTTTGTCCATTTCATCATAGAGAGCCGAATATGAACCAATATCATTCCAATACCAATTATATGGGATAGTAATACGGCCTATCGACGACGTGCTGTCTTTACATAAATGTTCCATGATTGCATAATCTACTGAAATGGCGCGAATATTTATGAAAGAATCTGCATCTAATAAAAAAGAGGGTGTATTTACGTTACTTTTCGACATTGTCTCTCGACAACCTTCTAAAATATCGGGGGCGTAATTCGTAAAACACTGAATCATATTTGCATTTTTGAAAATAAATACTCCGGCATTCCATAAATAATTACCCGAAGATACGTAGGTTTTTGCCGTTTCATATGCGGGTTTTTCTACAAATTGTTCGGTAATAAATGTCTTCTTCTCAAATTTTATATATCCATAACCGGTTTCAATACGAGAAGGTTTTATACCAAATGTGATGATTGAATTCTTGGTATATTCTAATGAATCGATATAACATTTCGCGAATGCATCATCGTTAAATATATGGTCACTTGGAATAATACAAGTAATATCTTCTGGTTTTCCTAAAAGAGCCGAAATACAAACCGCCGGTCCCGAATCTCTCCCTTTTGGCTCGCTAATGATTGAAATGGGTATATTTGATAAATTGATTTCGCTAATTTGGGTTTCAATAATATGGGCATGTTCTTTATTGCAAATAATAAATATTCGCATATTTTCAATGTGGGTAAAATGGTCAATAGTATATTTGACCCTTAATAATGTATTTTGGAGCATAGTAAATAGATTGGTTAAATGTAATAATTGTTTGGGTAGTTTTTCTCTCGATTTTGGCCAAAGTCGGGAACCAGACCCTCCACACAAGATTACAAAATTCATAATAAATATTTTTGTTATATTTATTATGAAAGTGAAACGAAAACCCCCCTTCTAATTATTTTATTGTATTTTCTACATTTTCGACATTATCAAGATGGAATATACGATTATGAATAATATATACACTCGACACACTCAATAAACCAATATCAATAGCACTTCGGGCTAACATTGGAGTATTATCAATTTCTATACAATATTTTATCCATAAAGAAGAGGATACTATATTCAATATGCAAAAATAGAGCGAATATATATTGGTCGATTTTTTAGTGTATAGTAGATACATGAAAATAAATCTTGCTAAAATGGATATGCTTGTGGCGGTGTATGGAAATGTATCTGTGTTCATATTTTATGTATAAAAATAAAAATCTTTATATGATTACACGTATAATTGATGTAGTATATTTGCAAGTGCAGACCCCCTGAATGTGTCAAATTATTAGGGGACATTTTTTAATTCTTCAATTGCTATCATTTCACATTTTTTTGAACACACGAATATTCTTTTCATAATATATACAACATCATCTCTTGGTTTATCATATAGATAAGCATTACATATATAACATGTTACATTCAATGAACGAATCACTTTAAACACTGGTTCCATCTTGGGTCTATGTTCAACATTAAACTCATGAATAATGTCTTGTATTTCTTTTGGTAATAATAATATTTTAGATGATATATTTTCCATGTTAATTTGATTCAATTGATTTGTATTTTATGTATAAAAATCAATTTTTTATAAATCGGCGTTTAAATTACCAAGGGTGTAAATGATGATTTAGTAAAAATAAATAGGTCAACGATAAAATATAAGGCAATATATATATAAATGAGTTCGAATCGTTGGGGTATACCAGATAATAAGTTAGCAGAAATAACAAAAGAATATCATAACTTTAGTAATAATGAGAAACGGCCATTTACTAGCTTGTTTGAATATATTGAATCCAAAGCAGTTGAGTGGAAACTGAATAATTCTTCTCAAATTAAGGTTGATTCAAATGGTAGACCACTCTCGGCTGAAAGACCTAGACCAGGAGGTAGTAAGAAATCAAATAAATCAAAGAAAACAAAGAAATCAAATAAATCAAAGAAATCAAAGAAAGTAAAGAAATCGAAGAAAGCAAATAAATCAAAGAAATCAAAGAAATAAAATCACATTGCACAATTTTATAATTATACTTTTTCTGCATAATTATAAAAAAATAGGTCCACTATTTGGTTAACCTACTAAAATCCCATATTATAATCATCGTCGCAAATTTTGTCTTCGCGTTGTTTAATATTTGCAATATTATTTTGAATGACAATATTTGATTTTGAACACACATCATTTTTATTTTCACCGACCTTGAACATTTTTTCGATTTCATCATTTGTGTTTGTGATATCGAGTTGTGCATCGGTCAATTTTTCGGTTTCCTTCATATCCAATACTAAATTGAAGGCGTTTGTTCCATAATATCCAACTTGACCCATCATGACATTCGCCGAAACACCACGCATATGGTCGAAATCGGCATGTCTAGCAGCATTTAAGAATACTTCTGTATGGACTTCAAAAGTGCCTTTTGCAATAGGACCAATATCGTCATTCAAGATACCTGAACGGAATATAGAAACCATATCTTTTGTAGAAGTCATACGGTCACATAATAAACTTACGTGGTGATAATTGATATATACATCACTAAATTCCATCACCTCAACCAATTCATTGTATATGACTTGTCTAGCCGCTTCAATACCCAATACATCGAATATTTCTTTGATATCATTACTATATGTTCGGGTATGGTCGATGAAATCAAGTGAAAGGGTTTCCATTAAATTTGAACCAGTCGTGTCTAATACCCAGACATCTTTTCTTACATATTTACCATCTTCTTTGATTACCATATTTTGCAATTTTCGCGGAAGAACGTTTTCAATTCCATTGACACCTCTTAATACAATATTATTTAATAAGGTGTCTTGGAAATTTTTCAATAAATATATATCGTCAGATTGGTCAAGTGGGTCGAGTTCAATCTTGTCACTAACGCCTTTTGATTTTTTCGATTTGAATACATTACTGTTCATACGAATACGGAATACTAATTTATCATTGTTGTAGTCAGAGTATACACATGATATTTCATTACCGTAATAACTATTTTTAATTGCAAAATGGATATCATCCATCGTGATATTTTTATCTAGTAAAATTTCGGGGTCCATTTCCATACGAATAATCCATTTGGATTTCACTGGAACCGCTTCTTCTTCTTCATTATTGCATTCATTGACCATGTTTTCAAATTCATAATATTGTTCCAAGAGAAGTTTGTCTTCTTCAATGAAAGTGGCGGTTTCATTTGGGTCAAAACATATTTGTATTGATTTTACAACATCAACTAATTTAGTATGTTCCATCATATTGGCAAATTGGGCAGCGCGGTCTTGTTCTAATTCGTCTAAAGGTTTTAGATGAACAGTTAATGACGGATTTTTTGGATTTTTGGTCAATCTCAAAATTTCTTCAATTCTTGGCACACCACGAGTCACATTCGATTTGGATGCGACTCCAGATAAATGAAATGTGTCGGCACAACATACACCATTCATGCAGTCAAAGTTTCGCGTATCTTCAACAGTTAAGTCGTATGCATATT